AAGGGGTACCCTTGGGACCAAGTTGCATAGCCGGGCCCGGCAGTGAGGTTTGCTGTGAAGCTAGCCTCGGCGTTCGTTGCCATGGGCTCTTGCTGCGTGCCACAGAGAATGGGAACGTCAATAAAGAACGGAAACTGGTTGCTGGCATAGGGGACGGGGTAGTTATTGGACGACCCGCTGTTTGCGCTTGAGATGCTGGTGACGGCGACTTGAGCTTGCTGTTGTTGTTGTTGAGTGACGGCGGCCATTGGTGAGACATACAAGTTATGGGGCTAAGGTAAGGTGCCCGCACCGAAAAGCCGCTGGCACGATCGATGGCGGCCCTCAAACTACGCAATAAGGATTTGCGACGTGGCCACTGTCGATGCTCCGTAACTTTGTCAAACTTGGCTTTCAGAGCAGCAAGCCAATCCTGCCGACGCCCGAAGAGTATAATGCTAAGAACGGGTGTCTTGCGGTGGAAGTAGTCTAAAGCGTGTGACAGACACAGCACGTCTATCTCAGTAAGCCACTCGCTGGCCAATGGCGCCAAGCGGTATGTAAATGCTATCTCGGTGGCGTACGAGTCGACCCAATTGCCAACACTCAGCGGAGATCGAGCGCGCTTGTACCACATTTTCAACACAACAAGGAGTGGGGATCTCATGATCCCTCGGGGCGTCAACAACCAACCACAAAAATCCGGGTTGGCGGTGTGCTGGAGCTTGGACACGGTGTGGATTTTATTGGCCCACTTGGTGTACCACGTGTCACAATCAGTGAGATGCTGGTCGCATGCCATGTCATCTCCGGAAAACAACCATGTGCCACGACGCAAAGCTTGATATCCGAACTTCAGAGCGCAGTTGGCAATGTTGTACCAAGTATTGCCGTCCCAAGTGCCCGGCTCACCTGAGTCCCGACTGGTTTGTTTGAGGCCGATGAAGCTGGTGACTATGTGCGTTTTCCAGTGTGCGTAGCCTTGAACAATGTAATCGGGCAGCCCACTCCACTGCAACACGGCGAGCTCCAAAACGACACTCTCTCCACCTTGAGTGGCGTCGAAGTTCGAGTAATCGTTGATGGTGCTCAAGCCTTTGGGTCGCCATTGCTCAGACACCACTTCATTCAATGCTCTCGGACTCAGCCCCTTGTTGAGGATAACGCCAGGTCGGACATGCTGCATCAAGACTGCAGTCGCATATCGGAAGGCAGGGCCCCACTTAGCCAACACGTCTTCGCGTACCGCACTAATGGTCTGGCCGGCCTTGGCCTCCTCGAGATACCACGCTTCCAACTTTGCTTTGTCTTGAGTCTTGATAAAGTTCCTTACATGATTAATGGCAGTATTCCACGGGTCAGCCCGCTCATCAGCCTGCGCCAAGGTAGCGCGAGTCTTTGTGAGTCGCGATTGCATCTGATCACGCACACACCGTTCATACAAGTGAGCGTCGAACTCTTGAACCTCATGCGGGAGATCTAAGCCGCGCGCCATGACGTGCCATAATGCGTATCCAACCTCTTGACGTTGGACAAGATTTCGCTCGTTGCGCTCAGCAGTGCTTCGCGTAAGCCTCTTTTCGATAGTGGCAACCGTGAAGGCCGCATCACCGGCTGCTTGACGAGGAAACATTTGCACCAGCTCAGAGGGAAATTTGGTGTCATCATAACAGGCAGACACGTCACAACCAACTTGGAACTCCCTCGTGATGCGATCAGGAGCTTGCTTGAGCAAGTAGTGCTGTAGAGCGGCCTCCGATATGGCGGGCAAATGAATGTGCACGTCTGGCTCACTGACTTCCGGCGACTGCACGTCAGGTTTTTCGCCCTCATTTGGCGTGACCCCAGCATCGTACCACGCTCGCATGCGGTTGGGCAATGAATCCCAGATAACGCTCATGTCGGCGAAACCACCCGGACCCTGAAGTGCAAGATCGCGACGTCGACGATAAATTTGGTCGAATTTCTCAGCCGTCAAGTATGTTATAGTCATCCGTTTGAGATACCGTTGCTGCATGTTAAGGACGAAATCGAAAGGAGGCCTGGTTCCCAACAGAGCCCCAAAGATGGGGTGGCGCTCAACGTTCTGTAGCGGGGCGCCGGGTCCAAGAACCAAGTATATCCCTTCAGTGCACCGACAACATGCGGAGACCAAATCCTTATTCGAGGCAATGTCCAACATTTTATTGGTGACAATGAATTGAACCACCTTGTGCGTCTGCCCCTGTATCGTGCCCGCCGTGAAAGTCCTCGGGTGTGAAGTGAGATAAGAGCGTCGCTCATTATCTGTCTGCACAACAGTGGGCAAATGCTCTTTGGAATAACTGATAGTCTTCACGAAACCCGCCTGAGGATTGGTGCTCTGAATTGAAAAGGAGCGCGCAACCACCTGCGGCACACGATGAGACCAAGCGAACCAGGGAGCGCCCACACGATCAAAAACGTATTCAGCCTCAGGCGTAGCCATGTTCAGAGCCGAACGTTCATTTGGCTCATGGAACGTGCACTGCGACGGGTCTCCTAGGAACAAAACGTGCGTAACAGTTCCTAACAGAATGCACAGGTCTAGCCAGCCGGGCGGCAAGAGCGAGACTTCATCAACGACGAGCACTCGTGCGCCAACCCGGAAAAGCGCTAACTCGAACGTGGCGATACACTTCGTGTTGATACCCGGAAGCTCTCGTCTCCAGTCCTCCATTAGTTGGTTGCGAGGAAAGGCAAGTAAGGCCAAACCCGCCAAATCCTTGAGCTTGGACCGCAAAAAGCTCTGCACTGGAGCCGACTTCCCACAACCATTGAATCCGGACATTCCCCGCACCATCGCTGTGCGTTTGCGAATGGCCTCGGGGGACTTGGCCAGCAATGTGAGTGCGTTCTGGGCGATTCGGCGGTTGTCGACCAGACGCCGCATAGTACCAGTGACGCCCTCCGCCGCCTCCTTGGCGTATAACTGAGCTCTGTCCCATGATGCTTCATAAGGGACGAATTCTCCGGGTACCTTGTTGCCGAACGAGTCGACGTGGTCATCCATCGCTAACAAAAATGCTCGTAGGATCGGGTCGCTAGGTTCTGGCTCTGCCGTGGGCCATGAGAGGGGGGCTTTCGGTTTCACCTCCCGCTGTTCGGTCGAGAGCAGCACCCAATGCTTGGCTTCTCTCTGATACAGCACCCGGAAAGTCTTGAAACCCCCGTTGCGCCCCACATAGAACTTGGCGGGCGACTTGGGCATGTTGTGTAGCTCAAATTTGACATTCCAGAGAACTCCAGCCACCTCGAAAAAGAATTTGGTGGTGCCTTCTGCAAGCCACCTGGTCATATTGCAAGCTGGCACCACATTGCCGATTTCACTCCACACGGTTGCGGGTTCCAAGCCCAGACATATAGCAACGATCTCCACGCCGCAGTTTTCGACGTACGGGACTCGACACACATTACCATGCCGCAATTGCCATGTGGGGTGTATGAAATTATTCACAGGCAGCTTGGTGATGAGCGGCATCGGTGCAAAACCTCCGGGACCCTCATCAAACACTGGTTCCGTCGCCTCGGGTATCACTTCGTCTGTGGTAGTGGGCAGAGCCGGCTCCGGCGGCTCAACATAAGTCGGCTGTGGATAAACGACGGGGACTGCGGTGTCAGGCAGAGCGAAACGATCGTGCGGATTCACACTTTGTTCGTTCGGCTGCAAGAGCGTCTCCAGCTCAACTGCATCGCGCGGTGGACCGTTATTATCATAATTTCTGTCCGCATTTGAGAATTCTACTACTTCGGGCAGTGGCCCCGCTACTCCGTTATCAGGGATGCCCGGCAACACCTGGCGCGATATGGGCGACTCAGACGATTCGACCAGCACAGGCTCCTCCTTGCGTTCGTCGACCGCAACGGCCACATTACTACTCGTGATTGGTGCGGGCTCTG